CATACAAATAAGATCTGCGACGTAGTCTTCTCCTTCTTCACGTTCCACACCCTCAAAAATCTCAGTTTCAACGATTGAATTGACACGGAGTTCTCCTGCGAGCTCTTGAATAGTCTTATAAAGACGGCGACCGGTGGTATCTTTCAGGATCAGCATACCAGTTAAGTGCTCTCCAGAAATATAAAGATCTGGCGAACCAGAACCCTTATAATACTTACGATTTGTGATAATATCGTCGATAATATCAGCGTAATCAGTAACAGTATCTTCCAGGGTCACTAAATGGGAATACACGGAGCTATCACCATAGACAGGACGAATATTCGCTTCGGGAATCTTGTCATCATCATCAACTGCTCGACCATCACCTACCAAACAAGCTCGACCAACCTCTTCATCCAACATAAATCGCATTTCTTTTTTCAAGAAAGCAACAACATTGAAATCGGTAATATCCAGAACATCATCACGATCTAATTTCTGTTTCTTGTAGACCGTTGTAGGATCGGTAGTTCGCTTAAGAGCAGCAAACACCTGATCAACTTTGAGTGCAGCGGTGACATAACCTTTGGCACGAGCGTCATCCTCGGTCAAATCAACGTACGTGGTCTTAATTCTGGAGAACGGAGTTTTGTGAACTTTGGACTTCCATACTCCAACCCAACCCATATCACGGGTGATCATATATGGGAATTCACCAACAGTTTTACTATCTGGGAAGAAATTACCGATGTTGTCAATACCGTAAGTACCGGCATGAGCTAAAAAGTTTTCAACTTCTTGGCGCTCTTCATCGGATAAAGTCTCCGTATGGCGAAGTACAGCTTCTTTTAAAGACCCGGCACGTTGTGCGTCAGCGAGGATTACCGCGCCAACAGAATGTGACAAAGTGACTGCGCCTTTATCCTCTTTATTCGGATCAAAAATATTCTTTTTCATCGTTTCTTCTTCTCCTTCTTCTTCATCGGTACCTGATTGATTGAGTGATTCTTTCTCTCCTACAAGAGCGCTGATAACTGCGTAAACAGCTGTGGCTTGATCTTTACTAAGTGTTCCCATCACAGTTGCAATGGTTTCTTCTTCCCCACCATCTTCATCATCAGCATGTTCCATATCTTCGGACTCAATGCTCGTATCCATAAAGATAATAGCGTCCTCAGTTATGATTTCTTTCTTGCCGTCGCTATGTTCAAAGCTCAAATTATCAATCAGAGCCCCAGGATTTGCTCCCGATAGAACCAAGCTAACTTCACGAATTCTACCAGACTGAACCAGTTTGGATTCCTCAACTAACTTATTGGCATAAATAGACAAAGATTCTACATCCCCACTTTGAACTAAGGTCTTGGCAGTTATACCGTTCTCGGTTGCATTGAACTTACCACGAACGTAAACGCCGTCGTCTCGATGCTCGAGAACTACATGACCGAGTACATTTTCAGGACCCTCACGAAGATGTTCCCAAACTAGTGGAGTCTTAAGTCCATCTGCATGTTTAAAGGCACCCGGTTTAATTGTTCGGCCATCACTACACTTAACTCCATACTTTGTAGCATAGCCACTAAAATCGAACTTTTTCAACATTATCAATCTCCTTATTGTTTTTCTGGTGACGGATCATTGAGATTCTTGTTACGTAACTCATCCGCGCCATCTTGATCACTTGGTCGAACTCCTAGAACCCCTCGAATTTCATTGCTAGATAAAATTGCATTTCGCGTTAATTTATCTGCCAACTCTGCCATATCAACCGGAGTTGTGGCGCTAAACGGAGGTCTAAAGTGTTCAATCGACTGACCTTGAGATATAGCGGTTCTCGACAAGAACTTGCGTTTCAATTCGTCCGTAATTGCCGAAGCTACTGGGGCAACGGTTCTAGTATGGTAATGTAAATACTCTTCAGAACCAGCCGTACCTGCTAGTATCGCATCGGACATCCCTAACTGGCTGTAAAGCATACTCGTTAGATACTCGATTTGAGCCATCAGGTTATTCTCGGCTGGACGATTTAATTGAATAATCTTTTCTGTGCCATCGGCATAGGCAATACCGTGTCTAGAACCCTTTAGTTGATCTTCTAGAGCGGCTAACCTTTCATCAGCTAACTTTTGTCGAGCAGCGGACTTTATAGTATATGGTAATTGAATAATCAAATCCAATTTACCAGAACTTGACTGCTCATCAACAGCATCTAACATATTCAGCTTAGATACTAACCGCTTTAGTGTTGAGTTTGGCTCATTCATTACTGAGAATAACGGATTCTCAATAATAGCTATTCCGTCTTTTGAAAGTATTAATTCTTCCCGTTCACCAGATCGATCATTGTAAACTTCAAGACGAACATTGCTTGGGAACCACTCCAAAATCTTTCCTGCGCGAAGGCTTAATATTTCACCGCGCTTATTACCAGCCGAATATTTCATATCAACCGGAACAATTGCAACGGCACCTTCATCAAACATAGATATTACCAAATCTTGAATTAGAACTCGTCCTGCTTGGTCAATATTTGCAGACGTTGTTATACAACGGTGTAATCCCGAGAATATATCCTCGACATATAGACCGTCAGCATTCAAGCGTACGTGGCGTATTGAAAGTTGCGCTACATCTATAGCACATCTATTGTAAATTGCGGAAACTATTGATTTCTCAGTACTCGAAGATATTGGAGTTCTATGCATCGGTATAGTATTTCCTGAACCAACGATATTCTTATAGACCTCCTGTTCTCGGACTTCTCGACCAATAAAGACGTTCCACGCAGATTTTGCCCTAGTAAAGAAGGGCTGCTTTTTAGCCATCGTTAATTGTAACCTCCTTTGGTCATTATTCAAAAGCGTCTTTGTTTGCTTTATAAGCAATATAAGCATCAAGTAACGCAGCAACACTATCTATTTTCTGATCGTGACGCTTCTTTAATAGCTTCCGATTACCGTTCGTATCCTGTAAAGTTATACAATTACCCATAGACCAGGACATTAAAATCTCATCAAATAATAGTTTTTGCTCTTCTGAGAGAATTTTTACTTCACCCAACGGAACCGATTCTGACTTAACTCCTTGGATAACTTTCTCAACGCCATATTCACCATTCTCAAGAATATAACGCTCTACGAATCGTTTCGCATTGTACGGATCGTACCCGAAACTTCGAACGTCGTATTGACTCTTCACTATATGGTCATCAACGTCCTCATAAACCTCATCCATATCTAAAACGGCTCCTTCAAGAACTTGGAGACTCCCTTCACGTAGAAATTCATCATATTTTACACGCATAGCACCAGGAAGGAGCATAAGCGTTCTTGATGTGATGTAGCATCTTGTTTTTACGCCGAAGGCGTCGTCGCCAAGTGGGAATAAAAATGTAAATGCACAAAAGTCATCACCTTGTGATAAATCAGCACCTAAAGAGCATGGCATAGACCAGAAATCTCTTGGCTTGTGGGGTAATGTTTCGTCATACGTAAAGAAGTAGGTGTAACCTTCCATTGGTATACCAAAACGTTTAGCTAAGATATCGTTTCTAGCCGCTGGTGCAGCTTCAGCTCGTTCTACATCTAGTTGATACGTCTCATAACTAACCGTAGCTCCTAGATTTGGGTTTGCCTTCAACCACGTTTCAGGATTGGATACTTCTTCTATATCATCTAGTCTATAATAAAATATAGACACATGTGGGTTTATATAGTCCCCTTTTAGAATATCCAAAAGCTCCATCTTAATATCATCACCAACACTATTTCTTATAGTTCCTTCAGAACTAATAGCAAGTATTAAGTAATCGTCAACTTTTGCCGCACCTTGTTCAATTGCACCGACAACATCCTCTCGAACATCACCAGATAACCACTCATCGACAGTCGCTACCTTACATCTTAATCCTTGTAGTTTTGGTATAGACATTGGTCGGATTTCTAGTAGGGATCCTGTCAAGAAGTTTTCTATACCCTTCTTAGTCGAGGCTAATTTCATACGTTGATGTCTTGATCCGGTTGTATTTTGTAGAGACCCTTCTGTTAGAAATTGAAATAACGGTCCTCGAGCTCTAGTTATAGCTGTTCGCATCGGAGATAGTATTTCTTCGGCCTGTTTCATCGTTGGAGCGGTCGTTATCTGATGTGTGGTTGTTGTATCAACATTTAAAAAATAGTTTTGTATACAGGAACCATACATGGACTTAGCCGCACCTCTGGCTACAATTAAATACTGCTTATTTACTAGGCGTTTCTTTATTCTCTTACGTACATATTCTCCTCCATGATTATCGGCATCGGGTTGATACACGCTTCGATCCACGAAGTAATACCAGCCAAATATCTGCTCAGCCCACAACTTAAATGTGTCTAAAAGTATTAAATCGCCCCCATCGGTAAGCGTTAATTCAGATTCACAAAAAGCTACAAAACCATCTATGGCTTCGCTATCGTAATATATCTCCGGATTCCTCACTAAAGCGTCGATTCGATTCATTTCCCAAGATATTTCATTATTGACTGGGATTTCTCCAGCTATAACACGATCTCTGAATTCGGCATAGTATTTTGGCGTATCGATATTTGATAGCGACATCGATAGTTATTCGAGTAACAATTGTATGGCTTTAGGTGCATTATCCACAACTACATTAGTAACCTTAATTGCTCCGATTACTTTAAGTACACTACCCAAAACGGCCTTAACCGATGAATAATCCTTCTTTTTATGGTTCTTAAAAGATTTTTCTAGACCCATACGTCTATTAGCTACCAATAATTCCTTATTTGATAAGCTTCTAGTTAGGTATTTTTTAATCTTATGAGTTCTTCGAGAATCTCCACTCCGCTTACCCCAACGCATCCCCTTAACGCCGTAGTGTTTTAAACCTTTCTTTTGTTTCATTATTTACCTCCTAAGCTATTAAGCTGTCGCGGTAACTTGGTATAATAGCCGACTTTCAAACTCATTGATAACTCGTTCTAAAGAAGCAGTGACTACACCTGATGTTGGTGGGTCAAACAACAGTTTAACTTTTAAACCAACATAACTCTTTATCAGAGCAAAGGTTGGATCGTCAATACTCCCGAAAAAGTCAGCCCAAGTCTCTGTTCCAGTAACAAGGGTAAAGACTGTGGTTGGTCCGACACCTAAACTATGTAAAATCATAAATGTAGCGTTGATGTTTACAATTATTATAGGGTCGAATGTTATAACCGAAACTGGTATACCCAAACCCTCCTTTACCGTTCGCAAAATAATCGTTAGTGTGTCTTCCACTTCAGCCATTAGGAAATTACCTTACCTCGAAGAGTCTCAATGAATCCACGAACTTTTTCTTGGCGACGATTCAGCACTTGAACTTCGCAAAACATAGACATGGGCTCTTTACCAAAGAAAGGTAATAGATTTCCACGAACAACTGCCGTGATTGGACGAGTGGCGACATTTGGTTCAACATAAACGTGTGCACGAATCGAGGTGACCTTGAATTTACCAAGAGGAACACTCTCATTTTGATCTTCAATGGTTGGTTCTTCAGTAGTTACTTCTTCAACAACAACCAGTTCTGGAATGGTAAGTACTTCAACCAACTCAGCTTCTTCTGGAGTCAACTCATCTTCTGTTGCAACGTTTTCTGCTTCAACAGGAGGAGCGGTGTCCATAACTTCTTCAACAGGGGGTTCCTCACTGGTAGAAGGAAGATTATTAAAGAAGTCACTTTCATCTGCCGCAGTAACTGGTGGTTTTGGTACGTCTTCACGTTTTTTATCAAACATAGTCTTTTTCCGGTTGTACCTGTTCTGATACTTACTTTTGTTACTCATGATGATTCTCCTTTTACCACAGAGTTGTGTCGCCAGAACTTCTCGTATTTGATAACCGAGGAGTCAAGTTCGCTACTCCGTAATGAATCGCTCTATGCGTATCTTCACTAACACAGATTAATAACCTAGGATTAAGCATTTCAAAATCCCCAACTTCTAGATCGTCAATAGTAATTGGGTTCATATGATGGACAACAATCTTTCCGGCTATGTAATAGCCATCACAACCTAAATCTAATCCATCGTCTCGAAGTATAACCCGATCTCTTACTCTCTTCCAGGCTCGAGATTGATAAAATTTCTGATTTAAGTATCGTGATTCACCAAAGATGTTCTCACATGTAACATTAGCTAACTTTAAGTAGTTGAACCGCTCCTCAAACGTTCTCAACCGGGACAGTGCTATATAGTTTTTATGCATTGTTAAACTCTCCATCATCATTTCCACTATATAACTTCATAGCATCTAAAGCTGCGAGGTAAAGTTCTTCGATCTTCTTTCGAGAAGCGAGCGCTTCGACTTTGGCTTTGAGTAATTCGTTTTCGTTCCCGGTTTTTAGATTCGTCAACGTTGACGCCTCACTTCCCAATTTCAGAAAGTATGTTATAACTTGCGAGGTTGCCGAGCCTTCTTTTAGTTGTTTAAAAGCCAAATCCATAGCTAAGTTAATTAGTTCCTTCTCTTTTGATTCTGTATTTCGGTGAATCGATCGCTTTTTCTTCTTGGTTGTTTTATCAACCATAGTACTTTACCTCCTTTTCTATGCTAGAATCCTAATCTGGTTTTGAAAGCGATTTTAGTAGTATATTTCAAACCAACCTCTGCTATCATCCCCACTGCATGAAATTCATTAGCGAATCTGTGTTTTTCTGCTAAACTCCCAACACTCTGAATTTTCGCAATCAAAACGTCAAACTGTGCTTCCGCTTCGGCATCTAGGTTCAAACCGCTAATAACCTGAGCGCGAGTAGAACCACCTTCGATAAGGTCAACTAATACGGCATGGAAGGTATGAACACCTATCTTTTCGTAGCTTGCATCCCCGACAAAGATTCTTTCAAATAAGTCAGCCATAATTTACCTCCTTTTTAGATTTTATATATTCTTTATGAGAGATCATA